GATTCTGATAAGCAAAATAAAAGGGCAAGTATATTATCGCAAGAAGATCTTGCCTATCAAGAAGCACGTAGAAATCGTAAGGTAAGAAAGTTAGATTTTGAAGTTAGATAGGTTCTAACTTTAACTGGTCATTATAGATTGCGAATTGGTATCCATACTCATCTAGTTCACTAAAACCATATCGTGTACATAACTTACCAATTCTTGCAGATAAATCTTTATTACCAAGTTCTGCTATTTTAGTTTCTGCAAATCCACATGGGTGACTGAATAGAATATCTCCTTTGATTCTGAATAAATCATGCCCATCAATAAAGTCGGTATAAAAATATTTTTTTATTACATTATGCTTTAATGCGGTGGAAACTACATCAGTACGTTGTTGTAAAGTTAGTTGACGTAGTTTTCTTGCTACCGAATTTGGAGTTAATGAAAGACCCCATCCAACTTCTCCTATCCTTCCACCAGAGTCATAACGAATCTTTTTTTTAAAATATTCTAATTTTTCCGGATCTGCATCTTTACATGCCATGGATAAAAATTGATCTTTATCATCAAAAAGATCTATGTATCCATATACATCTATACCATGCACATTAAAAAGTATTGATGTAAAACGCTTCATACTGGTTCAAGAACTAAATCATTATTATATCTAGCATATTGAAGACCATCTTCAAATAGAGGACCAAATCCATATCGTTGTGCGATAAGTGCTCTTTGCCTCGCTCCTAGTTTAAGTGAATGATTTGTAAATCCTTGATCAATTTTTGGTCCTTGTGGTCTTGCTGCTAGCATATCTCCTGGTTCTGGATTTAAACCGTAAAAATTTCCATCTAAAAATTTACTTCCTTTAGAAAGAAATTCCAAATACATTTTGGTTCTTTCTTGTGTTGTGAATAAATCTGGAGATTTAGTATACATAACATCCCAACCAATATCTCCAATTCTTGTTTTTGTGTCAAAATCTATCTTCTTAGCAAGTCTTTCTATTCTTTGTTTGACATCTACTTCACTATAATATTCTAAAAATTCTACATATAAGTAACTTTTTTTATTGTAATATGGTTTTAGCCAAGAATAAAATGCCATAGAACCACTATCACAAGTGAAGTTCATCTGATTTGTGAACTTTGGATGATCGATTTCTATTTTTGATTTATCCTTATATCCAAGGTCTATAAGTAAGATTTCAAATTCTAATATTTGCACTTGACTTATTTTGAATTTATACTTATAATTATAACATAACCTGGAAAGGTGGCCGAGTGGTTTAAGGCAGCAGTCTTGAAAACTGCCGAAGTGAAAGCTTCCGTTGGTTCGAATCCTACCCTTTCCGTTTAAAAATATTACAAATTTAAGATTGTCTTAATCTATATTTTTGTATCAACACAAACTTGACACTGTAGAAATACTCACTAGCATAATTAGTAGTATTCAACCTAAAACCTATGGATCAGCACACCTACGAAAACTGGGTGAAGATCAAGGAGACCTTCGAACAGTCTGGTGACACAGACAATATGTTCTACAAAAGAGCAGTAGTAATTGTGAAAACACGCAAAGACCCACTGGCAAAGTTTCTTGGAGATGAGAAATGATGCAACCACAAGACGAATTGGTAAGTCGTGCAGAAGTTCAGGAGATGATCGATGCCGCAATCCGTAGACACAATCGTAATGCTTCAATTATTAGTATGTGCGTCGGTTGGGTGGTTCTTGCTTTATTTGCTGAGGGACTTCTAAGGTTGGTTGGAGTTATTCCCCCTGTACTGCCATGGCTCAACATTACCCTGAAATAATCGGTATCGTTCTGCTATTAGTATTTGCTGCCACGATGTTTTATCAAGGTACCTGTATTATGCGAGGTCAAAGAGGATATTCTCTCCGAGACTATATGAAACAGGAAAGTACAAATATGCGTCAAAGAATAGAAGAACTACTCAAGGACAAATGATAGTTATCACGGAAGAAGATTTAAAAGAATTGTACCAAAGAATACTTCATCAAAAGATGGATGAACTATTTGAAGAACCATCTACTTATGAGGATGATGATGGAGTGGAATGAATTCATTGACTTTCTAGATAAACAAATTTTAATTTTTATCGTATTTGTGTGTGGTCTCATTGTGGGATACATGTACGGACAAAGAGATGCAGGAGGATTATGAATACTAATTTACTTTTTAGTACAATTACTGTATTCGGAGCAATTAGTTGCTTCGTTTTATGGGGACTCAACAACGCCTATCCACATTAAGAGGTCATATGGAACGATTTAAAGATTTTTCACATTACGAATTGAAACTACTTGCAGATGCCGTGTGGATGAGACAGAGATGTTTCATTGCGGGTGATAGAAGATTCAAAGAGTATGGAGTACTTTTAGATGAGATTCGTCAAAGAATTGACTATGTTCCAGGAGTCTTTGCATGAAAAAGTTTAACGATACAGTTTTAGCAGTCACGATAGCAATCATTGACTTCTTGTATCGTGACTTACCCATTCAAAGATTTTGGGTTCTAGAAACAATCGCTAGAGCACCATACTTTGCTTTCGTCAGTGTGTTACATCTCAAAGAGTCATTAGGTCTCCGAGATCTATCACACTATTACTTAATGAAAGAACACTTTGCACAGACCTTAAATGAAACAGAACACCTCATCGAAATGGAGCATCGTGGTGGAGCAGATCGCTGGATTGATCGCTTTTTCGCTTATCATTTGGTTCTCATCTATTATTGGATTCTGGTGGGTTATTATTTTATTGCTCCCGTTTCTGCTTATCACCTGAACGCAGGTATTGAGTATCATGCAACCGAAACTTATCTAGACTATTTTTGGGATCATCCAGAAGACACCAAGATTGGTGAGATTGCTGTGGATGAAATGAACCATTATGTTGAACTTACAAGAGCAATGAGCATGGTATGAATGACACTCAAAAACTTATCGCACTTATAGCACTATCAGAACAAACATTTGAGGAGAACTATTATGCTTGGTATCGCACTATCTTTCGTCACTATCCCTTTCGTATTATCTACAATCTATTTCGGAACAAAAGGAGGATACTATGACTCCAAAGATTATAAGGGAAATGGAACCGCACACTAAACAGAGATATCATTTTGCCGCATCTGCATTTGTCAGGATGTGGGGACATAGTTCATTACATGATCATCGTATTGTGGATTTCTGTGTAGAATGGGCATATAGGGAAGAAAATGCTCCATTAGATAATATGATTCTTGACCAATATTTCTATTACGAATTTAAAACTTGGAGAGGATACTAATCCAACATACATAATTTAAGATAGATTAACTGATTAATGTTTTTGCCACTTTCTGAAAAAGTTGATAATCAACTGATTCTTGATAATTTTGATAATATAAGAACGGATTATTTCAATTTTGTTTCAAATCATAAAAAATATTTTTTTGATTACCAACATAGTTGGGATTTGAAGTTTGGATTTAGTACAACGTCTCTTCCAAAAAACACTGGATATTTTTGGCAGGTATGTCCTTTGATTTATGGTAAACATCCAATTCCTTCAATATTTTGGCATGAGGAGGTTGAAGAATGTTTTACTACAAAAATGATATCATCATTCAAAGTCAAACCAATACTTGCAATATTTTCGATGATTGAACCTGGTGGAATAGTCAAACCTCATAGAGATCATGATGATGATTTATTAGTTGGGTTTGGATATACTAAAACTGGTAAAGAAACAATCATTAAATATCATTTAAGTGTCGATATCCCAAATGATGGTGAATGTTCTCTGACAGTTGCTGGACAAACTAGATTATTAAATAATGGAGATCTAAATCCTTTCGATGAAACAAGTGAGCATTCTGTTGTAAACACAAGCACACAAAGAAGAGGAGCATTGATTATGTCATTTCTCAGATCAGAAATTTATTAAAAAATGGGACACTTTTCAAGGTGGGTATTAGAAAATCCCTATACTCTTGGTATTATTGGATATCTTTTAGTTGTTGTGCCTATTATGGGTATCTGGGCAATTCATAAATATGATTGGCAGCACTGGGCTCCATTTGACAAGGGGCACAAGAAGTAGTATAATCACTACATAACGGAATGTAGCTCAGCTTGGTAGAGCACTCGCTTTGGGAGCGAGACGCCGCAGGTTCGAATCCTGTCATTCCGATCGCCAGTTACTTCACTGGCACACTTGACTAAACACTCAACAACCCTTATAATACTAAGGCAACAATTCAAAACAATGTCTCTGATTCAAAAGTTCAAAAAAGATGTTAGCACTCTTCGTCTTGCTGCTAACGGGGAAATCTATCTTGATGTAAAGAGTCCGAAACTTTATAAAAAGGTCCGCCGCTTTTATGAGAATGAAGGCGTCGTGTTTTCTGGTGATCCCCTTGACGACTACGAAATGCTTATGGAGTATGTCGCCAGTGATCTTGAGGCAGTTGAAGCGTGAGTAAGGTTCTTCTGGAGCGTGAAGGATACCGCTTCGTTGAGGCAGGTATTCTTGAGATAAACGGCAAACCCGATTATCGTCTGCAAAAACAAAACTACTACACCAAACGCTGGAATGACATTTATCTGTTTGATAATGTGCTTCAATGTTCTACTGCAATGGAGGATATTGAGTATGCGAAATGGTTAGATCCAGATCGAGTCCCTTGTTATGTAAGAGACGATGAATAGTCTCGGTTATGACTTAAAACTAAGCCCTGGTCGGGAGCAAACCCCTTATGTCTAAAACAAGTATCCTAAGATACATTGGCAACTTTCTCCTCTTACTTGGTTATCAAATCATGTTGTGGGGAGATTTTAAAAATGGTTTGATAATAAAGTTTATCGGGGGACTACTCGGTATTCCTTTTGCTATCAAACTTAAACTTTGGGATGTGTTATTTTTAATC